AGGAGGATTATCAACAAAAAATACAGACTTTGAGTTCAATGCGGTCATTAATGATAAGTTTGTTTTTACAGGAACAAAGAATTTTACATTGAGTAATGGTGACGCTTTAGCAGACAGCGACCCTACTCTTTTTCAGTTCTAAATATAAGATATGGCAGATAAAACACCAATCAGAGCAGTCTTTAACGATAGTAATGTCGCAACAGGTTTAGCAGAATTTCAGACTGGTGATACAATAGGTCTAACACATGGTGGTCTTGGTGCATCACTATCAATAGGTACTGCTGGTCAAGTATTGAAAGTAAATTCTGGTGCAAGTGCATTAGAGTTTGGTAATGTAGAAGCAATCGTTAATATAGATGGTGCAACTGATTTAACAAGTGCTACATTAGCAACTGGTGATCAAATATTATTATCAGATAGTGGCACGGAAGGTCGTGTTACTCTTGCACAATTAGATACTTTATTTTCTGGTACATCAAAAACACTTACAAATAAATCTATTGATTTAGGAAGTAACACACTTACAGGTTCACTTGCAGAATTTAATAGTGCATTACAAAGTGATAGTTTTGTATCTCTTACTGGTTCAGAAACATTAACAAATAAAACATTAACAAGTCCTTCAATCACAACACCTTCATTAACAACACCAACAATTACATCTGGTGGAATAATTTTTGAAGGTTCGACAGCAGACAGTTTTGAAACAACAATATCTGTAACAGATCCTACAGCAGATAGAACAATTACTGTACCTAACGCAACTGGTACTATTGTTTTAGCAGATACAACTGATACATTAACAAATAAAACTATTGATGCTGATAACAATACACTATCTAACATTGAAGTAGATAATCTTAAATCAGGTGTTCTTGATACAGATTTAAGTAGTGTTGCAGGAACAGACACAACTCTTGCTTCAGCAAAAGCAATTAAAGCATATGTCGATAGTCAAGTAACTGCTCAAGACTTAGACTTTCAAGCAGATAGTGGTGGTGCATTAAGTATTGATTTAGATTCTGAATCCCTAACATTTACAGGTGGTACAGGTATTGATACAAGTGGTAGTAGTAATGCTGTAACTTTTGCAATTGATTCAACTGTCGCTACTTTAACTGGTTCTCAAACACTTACAAATAAAACATTAACAAGTCCTGCAATTAATGAAATTATATTTGAAGGTTCAACTGCTGATAGTTTCGAAACAACTCTTGCTGTCACAGATCCAACCGCAGATAGAACAATCACAATACCTAATGTTACAGGTACGATTGTCACAACAGGCGATACAGGTTCAGTCACAAATACAATGTTGGCAGGTTCAATTGCGGCCTCAAAACTCGCAGGTAGTATAGGTAATTCAAAATTAAGTAATTCAACTGTATCATATGGTGGTGTTCAATTATCTTTAGGTGGAACAGACGCAACTCCAGCTTTTAATTTATCAGACGCAACTGATTATCCTACATCATCATTATCAGGCACAATCACAAATGCACAATTGGCAGGTTCTATTGCTAATGCTAAATTAGCAAACTCATCAATTACAGTTTCAGATGGTAGTAGTTCTACCGCAACAGCATTAGGTGGTACTATTACTTTTTCGGGTACAGCAAATGAAGTTACTGTTTCAGAGAGTTCTGGCACAGTCACAGTTTCTTTACCAGATAATGTCACAATAGGTAATAACTTAACAGTCACAGGAAACTTATCAGTTTCAGGTACAACTACAACAGTCGATTCGACAACTATTAGTATTCAAAATGCTTTTACATTTGAAGGTGCAACAGCAGATAGTTTTGAGACAACTCTTACTACTGTCGATCCAACAGCAGATAGAACAATATCATTACCTAATGCAACAGGTACGATTGTATTAAAAGACACAACTGATACACTTACAAATAAATCTATTGATTTAGCAAATAATACACTCACTGGTTCTTTATCAGAATTTAATAGTGCATTACAAAGTGAGAGTTTTGTTGGTCTTGCCGCAAGTCAAACACTTACAAATAAAACACTTACAAGTCCTATTATTAATACACCAACTGTGGGCACATCATTAACTTTACTTGAAGACGCAGTAATGATATTTGAAGGTGCAACAAATGATAGTTTCGAAACCACATTAACAGTCGTAGATCCTACAGCAGATAGAACAGTATCACTACCTAACGCAACTGATACATTAGTAGGTAAAGCAACAACTGATACACTCACAAACAAAAGTATTGATAGTGATAATAACACTATTACAAACTTAGTAAATGCAGATATTAAATCTAGTGCTGCGATAGAGTTTAGTAAGATGGAAAACCTTACTGCTTCAAGAGCATTGGCATCTGATAGTAATGGTGATGTTTCAGCAACAAGTGTGACTAGCACAGAATTAGGACATCTTTCAGGCGTAACAGATGCTATTCAAACACAATTAGACACAAAAACTACTGCTGCATTTGCAATTGCTCAGGCTGTGGCACTAGGTTAATATAAATAGTCTAATAGAAGGACTATAACATGGCACAAAATAACCCGATTACAAGTAGAGAAACTTTAAAACAATATGCTCTTCGTGCATTAGGAAAACCGGTCATTGAAATTAATGTTGAAGATGATCAGGTAGAAGATCGTATTGATGAAGCATTGCAATATTTCGCACAGTATCATTATGATGGTGTTGAAAGAATGTATCTCAAATATCAAGTACAAGCTGATGATATTACTAGAGCAAGAAGCGATGAAACATTATCTACTGTAACAGATAGTAGAGATTCCACAGTCACAGCAAGTTTCAAAGAAGGTAAAAACTACATACCTATGCCTTCAAATGTCATGTCCGTAGTTCAAGTATTTCCTTTTACAGATAAGGCCGCATTAAATTTATTTGATGTAAGATATCAATTACGATTAAATGATTTGTATGATTTTTCATCTACAAGTATTATACACTATGATATGACACTTAGACATTTAGATTTATTAGATCATATACTTGTTGGAGAAAGACCTGTACGATTTAACGCACACACAAATAGATTGTACATTGATATGGATTGGCAAAACGATATTGATGCAGGTGATTTTTTAATCATAGAATGTTATCGTAAATTAGATGGTTCAAATTTTTCTGATGTGTTTGATGATATCTTTTTAAAAAAGTATCTCATACAATTAATTAAAAAACAATGGGGCACTAACTTATCTAAGTTTCAAGGTGTAGCGATGTTAGGTGGTGTTCAATTAAATGGTGAACAGATTTATACACAGGCACAAGAAGAACTTAACAGACTTGAGGAACAAATACAATTAGCATACGAATTACCACCGCACTATATGATAGGATAAACCATGAGAAATACTTATTTCAGTCATGGAACTCAAGCAGAAAAAAATCTTTATGAAGATTTAATCATAGAACAATTAAAAATCTATGGTCAAGATACTTACTATTTACCTAGAGAAGAAATAACTAGAGATGATGTCTTAGGTAACAGTACAGATAAATTTACAGACGCATATGCTATTGAAATGTATGTGGAAGATGTAAATGGTTTTGCAGGTCAAGGTGATCTGATAGGTAAGTTTGGTTTAGATATGAGAGACGAAGTAACCCTTGTGGTTGCTAGACGAACTTTTGAAATATTAGTCGATAATAGTTCTAACACACTTTCAATTAATAGACCAAGAGAAGGTGACATTGTTTGGATGTCACGATTTAAAAAATTCTTTCAAGTAGATTTTGTTGAAGATGAAGATCCAATGTATCAAATCAATGATCTTCCTATCTTTAAATTAAAATGTTCTACTTGGGATTACGCTTCAGAAAGTGTTGAAACAGGTGTATCAGATATTGACGATAGATTAGATTCAGTCACACTTGATTTATTAGAAAATCAAATTACACTTGAAAGTGGAACTACTTCATCTGGTTCTTTACTTTCAGAAAATATTGCTGGTGATGTAGAAGCAGTTCTAACAGAAGCTGGTGAATACTTAGTAGATGAAACAGATGGCGACAATATATTATACGAAGATGATCCAACTTATGTTGAATATATAATACTAGAAGACGCTGTCACAAATAATTTAGCAACGGATTCAGATGGTGCAAGTAATTCTGCTTTTGATACAGCAGCTGGAATTGATGATTTCAACCCAAATAATGATATCTTTGATTTCACAGAAAAAAATCCATTTGGTGACCCAAGAGATAACTAGGAGATATCATGTTTAAAGACGCACAATACCATGAATTGATAAGAAAAACGGTTGTTGCATTTGGTACTTTATTTAACGATTTATATGTTTATCGTAAAAATTCAACTGGTAAAGTAATTCAAAAAATGAAAGTACCTTTAGCATATGGACCAAAACAAAAATTTTTAACTCGTATTGATCAAGACAGTGCAAGAAGTGCTACTGATCCAAAAACAACAGCAATAACATTACCTCGTATAGGTTTTGAAATGACTACACTACAATATGATCCTGCGAGAAAATTAAATAGAATACAAAAGTTTAAAAAAGTAAAAGGTGCAGATAGTAAGTCACTACAACAATCTTACATGCCTGTACCTTATAATGTTGGATTTAGTTTATTTGCAATGGCAAAAAATAGTGAAGATGCTTTACAAGTAGTCGAACAAATACTTCCAACATTTCAACCAGATTACACAATAACACTCAATGTCTTACCTACATTAGAAGTAGTGAGAGATGTACCTATCGTATTAAATGATGTTTCATATGAAGATAGTTACGATGGTGCATTTACTGAAAGACGAGTTATTATGTACACATTAAACTTTACAGCAAAAATGTATTTGTATGGACCTGTCACAAGTCAAAAAATTATTAAAAGAGTTCAGGTTGATCAATATACCAGTACCGCAGTTAACGAAGCAAAAAGAGAACAGAGATTGGTTGTCACACCTAATCCAACAACAGCAGATGCTGATGATAACTTTGGATTTAATGAAGAACATTCTTTCTTTCAAGATGCTGACACATATGATCCTGCTTCTGGTACAGATAAAGATAGCTAATGAAAAAAGTTGAGGATAAACTCAACGAGATACTAGACATTGCAGAAAAAGATGTCGTGCCTGTTGAGAATAAACCAGTTATACCTCGTCCCAAAGAAAAAGAGGATATAGATAGCGATTACAAATATAGTCGTGAAAATCTATACAATCTTGTTGAAAGGGGTCAAGATGCCATTGATGGTATTGTGCAATTGGCAAAAGACACCGACCACCCACGAGCATATGAAGTCGCAGGAACACTAATTAAAAATGTAGGTGAAGTGACAGAAAAACTTTTGGTGTTACAAGAAAAAATGAAAAAACTAAATGATGAAGTAGTTAAAGGACCCAACAAGGTTGAGAATAATTTATTTGTTGGGTCAACAGCAGAATTACAGAAATTGATAAAGAAAAATGGAAAAGACATATCTAGGTAATCCTAATCTTAAGGCAGCCAATCAAAAAGTTCGATTTACTAAAAAGCAAGTAGAAGAATTTTTACGTTGTCAAGAAAATCCCATTTACTTTATATCTAATTATATACAGATTGTCACACTTGATCATGGACTACAACCATTTAAATTATATAACTTTCAAAAAGAAATGATTGATACATTTCATAACAATCGTTTTAGTATATGTAAACTACCTAGACAAACTGGTAAATCAACAACAATTATTGCATACTTATTACATTACGCAATATTTAATCCTAATGTAAACATAGCTATACTTGCAAACAAAGCTGCAATTGCTAGAGACTTATTAGGTAGACTACAACTTGCATACGAAAATTTACCTAAATGGTTACAACAAGGTATAATAAATTGGAATAAAGGTAGTTTAGAATTAGAGAATGGTAGTAGAATACTTGCAGCTGCAACGTCATCAAGTGCTGTTCGTGGTGGTTCTTATAATGTAATATTCTTAGATGAGTTTGCTTACGTACCCAATAATATTGCAGAACAATTTTTTAGTTCAGTTTATCCTACAATATCTTCTGGTAAAAGTTCTAAAGTAATGATCGTATCTACTCCTCATGGTATGAACATGTTTTACAAATTATGGAATGACGCCATACATGAGCGTAATAGTTATAAACCCATTGAAGTGCATTGGTCTGAAGTTCCTGGTCGTGATGAAAAATGGAAAGCAGAAACAATAAAGAATACAAGTGAACAACAATTTAGAACAGAGTTTGAATGTGAATTTCTTGGTAGTGTTGATACACTTATTAATAGTTCTAAATTAAGAACAATGTCTCATATAACACCAACACAATCTAACGCCGGTTTAGATGTTTATGAGATGCCACAAAAAGGAAAGAGATATGTAATTACTGTTGATGTTGCAAGAGGTACAATAAATGATTATAGTGCATTTGTTGTTACAGACGCAACAAGCATACCATACAAAATTGTAGCAAAATATAAAAACAATGAAATTAAACCTTTAGTGTTTCCGCAAATCATTCATAAGATTGCAACAAGTTATAATCAAGCAGAGGTATTGATTGAAGTAAATGATATTGGTGGTCAGGTAGCAGATACCATGCAATATGATTTAGAATATGATAATCTGATTATGGTTAATCAACGAGGGCGCTCTGGACAGATCGCAGGTACAGGTTTTAGTGGTAAACAATCACAATTAGGATTACGAACAACAAAAGCAACAAAGAAGATTGGTTGTTCTAATTTAAAAGCATTGATAGAACATGATAAACTTATTATACAAGACTTTGATATTATCGCAGAATTATCGACATATATTCTCAAAGGTAAAGAAAAATATGAAGCTGAAGAAGGTTCTAGTGACGATTTGGTCACATGTTTAGTTATGTTTGCATGGTTATCTAATCAGACATATTTTAAAGAATTAACAGATCAAGATATTCGTGCTAGACTTGTAGATGAACAACAAAATATGTTAGAACAAGATATGGCACCTTTTGGGTTTGTTGATGATGGTTTGGGTGAACCAGAGACTTTCAAAGATCCTTATGGAACAACTTGGTCACCCGTTAAAGTCAAACGAGGTTGGTAAATCTCGATATTTATAAATAGTTTCGTAAGATTTAATTAATTAAACCTATAAATCTAAGGAGAAAAACAAATGGCTTTTTTAGTATCACCAGGCGTTCTAGTGACTGAAAAGGATCTGACTAATGTAATCCCTGCCGTATCAACTTCAATTGGTGCGATAGCGGTTGTTAGTGAGAAAGGGCCGATGGACGAAATCGTAACGGTTTCAAGTGAAAACGAATATGTTGAAAGATTTGGTAAACCAGATGCCAACACATTCGAATACTTTTTTAGTGCAACCAACTTTTTACAGTACGGAAATGCCTTAAGAGTGGTGAGAGCAACTACTGGCAATCTAAATGCTACAGATGATGGCACAGGATTACAGATTAAGAATACAACTCATTACTTAGACAACTATGGAAGTGGTCAAGCTGCCGTTGGCAACTGGGCTGCTCGAGAAGCTGGTACAAAAGGTAATAACCTAAAAGTCTCTATGTGTACAAACACAACTGCTTTTGCTTCGTCTATCGCAAGTGATAACTTAGTCAATGACGCTACTGCGGCTATTGGCGATACAACTATCACAATTGATGACGGCACAGAGGTACAAGTGGGTGACATACTAGAGTTTGGTGATATCAGTGGTAACTTTACTGCTGCACCTTCAGGTCATTACTATAAAGTAACAGCAATCTCAACACACTTATTAACCATTGCGAGATTTGATCCTGCGACTGGTACAACTAAAACAGGCGGTCTAAGACACGCTGTAGCTGATAACGCACACATTAAAAGATATTGGGAATATTATTTCAACTTCTCTGGTGCGCCAACAACTACTGATGATGTATCAAACGCTGGTGGATCAAATGACGAATTACATGTCGCTGTTGTTGACGAAGACGGTGGTATCACAGGTACTGCTGGAACTATACTTGAAACATTTGAAGGAATGTCTCAAGCTTCAGACGCAAAAGACGCTTCAGGAAATTCAAACTTCTATGTAGATGTAATTTACAGAAATAGTGAATATGTTTATTGGATGGACCATGAATCAACTTTATCAACTGCTGGTAACACAAAAACTGGTACTGCTTTTGATAATAGTTCAACAGCTGCATTTAATGTGTTTTCAACATCATTAAGCGGTGGCACAGACGATAATGTTCCTACTAATGGCGAATTAGCAACTGCATATGAAAAATTCCAAGATGCGGAATCAGTGGACATTAACTTTATTATCGCTGGTCCTTCACAGACCAACTTAGACGCTACAGGCGACACAAAAGCAGAAAAAATAATCGACATTGCTGAACAAAGAAAAGATGTTGTAGCATTTATCTCACCTGCAAGAGCAGATGTAGTAAATGTATCAGATCCTATCGCTGCAACAGCAAATGTTAAAGCTTTTGCTGATGGACTTGCAAGTTCATCATATGCCGTTATTGATAGTGGTTATAAGTATATGTACGACAAATATAATGATGTATATAGATTTGTTCCATTAAATGGCGACATCGCTGGTCTATGTGCAAGAACAGATACAGTGGCAGATCCTCATTTCTCACCTGCTGGTTTCAGTAGAGGACAAATTAGAGGTGTTGTTAAACTTGCGTTTAACCCTAATCAGGTACAAAGAGATGATCTCTATAAAGCAAGAGTGAATCCTGTTGTAACATTCCCTGGTCAAGGTACTGTACTATTCGGCGATAAAACAGCATTAAGCAAACCTTCTGCATTTAACAGAATTAATGTTAGAAGATTGTTTATCACTTTAGAGAAAGCAGTTTCTACAGCTGCTAAATTCCAACTCTTTGAGTTCAATGATGAGTTCACTAGAGCACAATTTAGAAATCTTGTAGAACCTTTCCTAAGAGATATTCAAGGTAGAAGGGGACTTACAGACTTCTCAGTAGTCTGTGACGAAACAAATAACACAGCGGAAGTTATTGATAGAAACGAATTTGTGGCTGATATCTTTATCAAACCAAATCGTTCAATCAACTTCATCAAACTAAACTTTGTGGCAACCAGAAGTGGTGTGGCATTTAGTGAAGTGGCTGGGGCATAGGAGGTAGAACATGGCAAACGTAACAGATTTTATCTCTAAACTTAAAGGCGGAGGTGCTAGAAACAATCAGTTTAAAGTCACTATGCCTTTCCCTGGTTATGCAGCTGTTGGTGGTGA